TGGGATAACTGGCTCAACCAACAACTCGTAGACGCTGAGCCTTATCGTGTTAAGGTTAGTAAGGTAGGCAGACGAGTACTGTTTAGCATTGACCCTAACTTCATTGCGAAAAGAGATAAGGCTAGACGCAGACTAGAAGCCTCAAGAAGACGAGCATCCAGGATTACAGCTGAGCTGCACCAAGCTGCAGGTAACGATGAGGCTAACACCTGGGAAAGTTTTGATTTAGAATGGGAAAGACAAATGCAAGAAAGGAATAACTATGAAGTATAATGTAACAACTTGGGAAACACTTGAGTGTACCTACGAAGTAGAAGCAACCAGCAAGGACGATGCCTGGGAACGAGTGCTTGACAACGAAGGAGAGCAGACAAGTAGGACATGGAAAGAGAATGGCTCTTACATAGTGGAGCCCAAGTTCCCTGACTCATCACCAGAATTTCCTGGTAATGTAGTAGACTTTAAGACAAAGGTCTTAGAGATAATGAAAAAGAAACCCATTGACAAGGAGAAATAATTATGCTAAACACAATGGACTTAGTGAAAATCAAATGGCTTGACGCAATGTCAGATGATAACACATGGCAAGAGTTGTCTGAGTTAAGACAACAACAACTACGACCTGTCGAAACTGTGGGGTGGATACTTACAGACTTCGGTGGTAAGATAGTAACTGTCTCATCTTATGATGAGGAAAGTAAGACAGGTGGTGGGGGTGTGGTTATCCCTACTAATTGTATAACAGAAATACAACATCTTGAAGGAGGAAGAATTGAGCAGTACGAAAATGGCAAAAGGACTACAATCGACACCATATAATACAAGGTTGTTTACGTATGGTACACTAAAGAAAGGGGGCAGACTTGATGAACTGACAAAGCGATCCAAGTTTATGGGAGAATACTATACCATACACTCGGTGTTTCAGATGAGGGATTATGCTGACGCATTTCCTATTGTGTTCTTTGACTATGGACAAGCAGAAGGTAAGTCAATCAAAGGACATCTGTATGAGTGTGATGTACGAGCAGTGGAATGTATTAATCAAATGGAAACCAATGCGAACTACACACCACACATCGCAGATATTATTAACGAAGAAGGCGACATCACTAATGCGTTGATGTTTGTTAACTGTAATCGTGGTGCTGTGGCAGATTCACAGCTATCATTAAGAAATATTATTGAGGAGAAAGGATACCAAGAATGGCAACACTCGGTGGATTGGTAACATACATATGTGTGTATGGATTTTATATTATGGGAGCTTTGAGTTTCTTCTTTGCCCCCAACATAGTAACGTTCGGTTTTCTATGTTTCACAGTTTATATATTTGTAAGGAAAAAAGATTATGAAAAAGAAAAAGAAAAGTAAATGGAGTAAGGGTGTAGGTTTACGGGAAGCAACGCCAAGAGATGAAGACATCCTGGATGAAGGAGACTTTGTAATGGATGGCTACTCAGTACAGATACCAACTGGTCAATCAAAAGTAGATATAGATGATTTGACTTTAGACCAAGACGACTATGAACTACAACAAGAGGAGGCTACCAATGGCATGGAATCCGAAGACGCAGAACCTATTGCAGTCGACAGATATTTCAGACGCATTAGATAGGGCAGTTGAATATTTAGATACATCTGAGTCAGATGAACCTAGAGTAGAGATACCAAGCGACAACACCTTTGCTTTGCGTATGCGTATGCATAGATTTATTAAGTCATTTAAAATACAAATGAAAGATAATGAATCAGTAGATGAGAATAAATATAATCATCTTAAGATTATAGAGAAGGGTGGTGATGTAGTTATTACATCATCATTAGAACAACAACCTTTAATATTAAAGACAGATGAAGGAAAGCAACTATGAAGAAAGATAAACTAGAAGATATGTTTACTAAATGTATAGAAGAAATGCGTGAGCCTATCACAGAACTGTCCAAGAAATATCCTGTGGATATTATTAACAGTGCTATGTTAGAGTTAGGTTTACGTATGTTACTTATGCGAACAGGAACAATGAGTACCTTGCATATGTTTAGCAGCGCTGTTGCTACTATCCTGGAAAAAGGTCCATTGGTTGAGGCATTCGGTCAAGACAATGCACTAGATGAAGTAGATTGGTTAGAGAATGGGTCTCTAATTAAACCAACATTACATTAGGAGAGAGTATGGATAAGAGAATAATCCATGTACCTACACGAATGAAACATTGGGAAGATGAAATGTACAATGCAGAGTTTGAAGATAGGTGGAGAGCATACCACGAATTTAAAAAGTTGTATGAATACTATAAGGAACTACATGAAAGGGGGCACGAATATGAACCAAACTTTTAAGAAGGTAACACCGGGTCACGGCAAATCCTGGTATGTTAAATGGACAGCTTCTGTTATCATCATCATAGGCATGGTGTTAACAGCAGTAGAGATAAGCCCACTCAATTTGTTCTTCCATTTAGGTGGAGTAACTGGTTGGTTTATTGTCGGTTACATGTGGCATGACCGAGCATTGATGACAGTCAATTCAATAGCCATGTTTATATTTGCAGTAGGAATTTTGTTAAACTTTTAGCTTGACATTTTTTCTATCTGTGATACTATTAATAATAAAATAAGGAGAGATATGCAATACGATATTACAACATCACATATGAATACACAGCATTGGTTAGTTGAGGCTGACTCTAAAGAACATGCTGAAGAAATATTTAAGAAATGTAAAATAGAATGGAGCAAGGAACTACGTAAGTATGTATGTAGATACCCAATACCATATGTGTTACAAGGATTAGTTACTATTCCCGATGCAGAGTTACGTGCCATCAACGTAGTACCTGGTCAAAACGAACCACACTTTACAAAGTTAGGAGAGAGTAATGACTGATGAAGTAAAGCAAGAAGATGAGTTAGTTATACCTGTCGACTTGTTGGATAAAGACCCATTGGAATTAGCAGAGAGTGAGGAAGATATACAAACTATTGTTACTTACTTACGTGCGACCCGGGAAAACATCCGAGCAACAGAGAAGGCAGGTAAACGTATCACCAGTAAATCATCAAGAACTAAACCTAAACAATACGAAACAAATGTATTGGACATGCTAGTTAAGGAGGCATAATGGAACAACCAGATAGACTAAAGAAGTTTATACTACAAGACGGTAACCCTATTCAAAAGATATGGGATACATCAAGTCTATCATCATTCCTGTCATGCCCCCGTATGTACAACTGGACTAACCTACAAGGGTATAAGTCTAAGGCATACGGCATGGCAACAGGCTTTGGTTCTGCTGTACACGAAGGACTTGAAGTCCTTGACATTCAGAAATTCAAGGGGGCAACAAAGGATGAAGCTGTAGTAGCAGCTATAAAGCATGTGCTCCTGGAATTTGGTGAGTCCTTAAACTTATCAGAAGATAAGGCACGGGGGTTGACTGCAGCTTTACGAGCTATTACCTGGAGAGCAGAAGAATTTTGGGAAGACCTATTTGAAATAGCTACCATGCCAGACGGTGAGCCTTGCCTTGAGCAAAGGTTTGAAGTACCCTTTGGTAATGGAGAGTACAGATTCTCTGGTCGTATTGATAAGGTAGTGCAACTAGAAGGTAAGTTATATCTATGTGATGTTAAGACAACGAAGACAACGCTTAACTCTAATTACTTTGGTAACTTCATGCCGAACAATCAAGTGTTCAGTTATCTATGGGCTGCCAGGGAAGTACTAGGTCTGGACGTAGCAGGATTTATTATTGATGCTGTACAAACAGGTGTTCACTTCACTAGGTTTGATCGTAGTGTATACAATGTACCAACAGATTTAATAATGGAATGGTATAAAGATGCCATGCATACATTAGATACATCAACAAATTATTTTAATAAACAATATTACCCAGCAGATTTCACTGCTTGTAACAACTATGGTGGCTGTCGATTTAAAGAAGTTTGTTCAGCTTCACCTGATCGTCGTAATCTTTTCCTGGATAATGATTTCGATAAACAACCTCATCCAGATTTAGTGGAGGCTTATGCAGAAGCAGTATAATAAAAAGAATAAATATCAAAGAGATAAATGGTATTCTGATACCACTACTCTATTAAATATAATAATAATATTAAGTATAATAGACTTAGTTGGTTGGTATTTAAGGTGGGTATCATGATCGTCAACATTTTGTTGGGATTAATCCTAGCAGATTTATTACTCATTACACTTATGGTATTTGTAATTGGTAAAATTATTGATGAAAGAATAAAATAAGTATTGACACGGAAAGCAATTCATGTTAGTATGTTAACTTCACAGGAGATAAAAATGGCAAACATTAAAACACACAAGTCAGCAGAGTATACAAAGCTTATGTTGGTAGGGGATAGTGGTTCGGGTAAAACCACAGCACTAGCCTCGCTTGCAAATGCTGGATACAATTTACGTATCCTAGATTTTGATGACGGTCTATCTATTCTTCCAGAGTTTTTAAATAAAGATGCAGTTAAGAATGTATCCTTTGTTACTTGTAAAGATTCTTTAGGACAAGCAACAGCTTTCCGTAAGGGCGTACAAATGATTACTAACTGGAAGGATGGCGACGAAGATTTTGGTTCAGTTAAAACTTGGACTAATAAAGATGTACTTGTTATAGACAGCTTGACTTTGATGGGCGAGGCAGCATTACGTGGTGCCCTGGTTTTCAACAATAAGAAATCCACCGACCAACCTAGTCAACCAGAATGGGGGACAGCCGCAAGGGATGTTCAACATATCATACAGTATATAACAGGTTCAGAGGTACCGTGTAATGTAGTAGTAACTACGCATATGCAGTACATGGAAGGAGACTTAGGTGTATCCAAAGCATACCCAACAAGTGTGGGATCTAAACTATCTACTAAGATAGGAAGATACTTCAACTGTGTATGTAGGATAGACACACGGTCTTCAAGTAAGGGCACTGAGCGTACCCTAAGGACAGTCTCAGATCACAAGATGGATTTAAAGATCACAGCAC